GCCGTGGGGATGTACTCCGACATGATCGACAGGAACTTGGAGAACAAGAAGGACACCGTGATGAACACCGACGAGGAGGAGTACAAGTCCATGCTCACGAGCAGGAACATGTACATGTTCTTAATCATGCTTGAGCACAAGAGGGGGACGAGCACCTCCTCCCAGTTGAACAGGTACTTGATGCACTCCGCGACCGCCTACCTGACCAACAGGGACAAGCTGATAAAGGAGATCTTCTCCGGCGCGACGAGGTCCATCTTGGAGGCGGACCTGAGGATGAAGCAGATGAACTGGTACGAGATGATGTTGGAGAGGATGCCCACCATCAGCCACGACAAGATAAAGAACTTGATGTCGACCGACTCCGGGTACGACCGCATGATGTTACCGTCCTTCTTCGACATGACCAGCGAGATAGAGTTCTCGGAGATGATGAACGAGATCTACGTGTGCAACCTGTTCGAGAAGGAGTCCGGGTTCATGGACCACAGGAGCAAGGGGATAGTCGAGAAGATGATGGCCGCCGAGATCCACTACAGGGACGTCAAGGACAAGGACTGGTCCAAGGGGAAGATCGACAACATGTCGGACTTCTTCGAGAAGGAGGACGAGTTGCACTTGTTCGACGAGAAGTTCGTCTACTCCGCGTCGAAGAAGTACTTCAAGGACAAGACCAACAAGTTGAAGTTCAGGAAGGCGATGTCGGACGCGTTGACGTTCACGGTCAACAACGCGATGATGATGACCTCCTCGCTGGTCGGCGGCCCCTTCAAGTCGGAGGTGTTGAGGTTCAACAACAAGATCCAGAAGTCGAAGAGCTTCTTGACCTTGTTCGAGGCCGTGGAGGAGTGCTCGTCCAACTTGCTGTGCGCCTTGATCTCAAGGGACGACATCATCGACGCCATCTTCGCCTTGTTCCCCAAGGCCCAGATCGGCGGGCACAGGGAGATATTGATCCAGTCGGTCAAGCTGAGGATAATGGTGAAGATGTTGGAGACCATATCGAGGAAGTTCTGCGACGAGCACGAGAAGGAGATGCTCACCAAGAACGACAAGAAGGCCAGGATCCAGTCGGACAAGATGTCGGAGTACAAGGAGCTGATGATGGCCCTGAAGAGCAGGAAGAAGGACTCCTTGTTCTTCTCGTTCAACTCCGACGCCACCAGGTGGAGCCCGGGCTTCGTCATGGAGAACTTCATGACCTTCGTGGCCGGGTGGGACTTGAACGACGACATGATGGACTTCATGCAGACCACCATCATGTCCTTCTCGGAGAAGAAGATGTTGACGCCGGACAACCTGA